CTATAAATTGCATTCCATGCCAAGGTTTGGGCTGTGGCATTATCTTTAATTCTAATAATCAATTTCTGCCCCTGCACTGGAGTTCCAGTCGGAGCTCCGAAAGTTGCTGCTACCGCCAAGGCAGTAATGGTATGAATGTCGGTTGTATCTGAGTTTGGTGTTGGGGTTGAATTGGACGCTTCGGTTGTTTCTCTCGGATTTATTCTTTTATTAGTTAATGTTTGGGTGTCTGTTGTTCCTAATACAGTCCCAGATGGGGCTGTTTTTGTCGCCCAAGTATCCAGGTCAGCATCCCAAGCTTGAACATTTGTGCCGATTACTAAACCCAAATTAGTTCTTGCAGTTGAGACATCACTTGCTCCAGTTCCTCCATCAGCTACCGCTACATCAGTTCCGCCAGCTCTATAAATATATGCGGCACCAATAGTAATCCCCGTAGGAATATCCGTAATAACTTCAGGTGCACCTAATCCTGCGGTATTTCTACCTAATAACGATGCCGTTGACATATCAGCCATCATTGATAAAGTAACCACCCCAGCTCCGATTGTGGTAGTGATAGACGTTGTCCCAGAACCCGAAACATCACCAGATAAAGTAATGGCTTGGTTTGCTGTTAAATAAGTGCTTGTATCTAATGCCCAAGTATCTGTCGCAGTCTTTTTAAGAAAGGCAGTTGATGTAAATCCAAGTGCTGCAATCGCAGTGAGGTCAGCGTCTAATGGTTGTTTATTAGAAAATTGTGTCTGTATATCTGAAGTAACACCCTTTAAGTAAGTTAATTCTGTAAGACTAGGATACGTTACTGTTGTAAGAGAAGCAATGGAGGTTGTAGTATCAAAATATGCTATCTCATTTGCTGTTCCAGATAATCCAGAGCCCGTTGCGGTAAGGGTAGTACCAACTAAACTTAAACCAGAACCTACTGTAAGTAAATTCCACGCAAGACCAGAGTGATCCCAAAACAATATTTTATCTGAACCAGGGTTTTCTAATGCGTTTATTGATTGTACTGTTGTTTCCTCATCTGATGTGAGTTCATCTAATCCTGCTATTCCTGGTGTTTGTGGTTCTCTAAATGACATAATTAAATAATTTTTGTATCAATTCCAAATGTTTTTTTATATGCTTGTCTATATCTATTTCCTAATATAGCAAGGTCTCGTTCCTTTTTTATTATATTTTTTTCTCTAAGTTCTAATCCCTTTTTTATATATTTTACAGAGTCTTTTTTTACATCTATTTCTTGCTCTATTTTTTGTAACTTATTTTGTAGGGATAGTTCCTTTTTGTTATATTTTTCCTCAAGTTCTTTAAGCTTATTTAATGCAGACTCTATCTTTTTCTGCAGTTCGTTATTTTCTTTTTCAATGCTTTCTAATCCTCTAATAATTGCTTTCTTGTTACTTATTTTAGAATCTAATTCATCTATTTCCGACTCTCTTGAAATTATTTTCAGAGTAGTATTACTAAGTTCATCTCTTAATCTATTTAATTCACTATTTTTTTCTTGTAAAAGAATATCTATATCTTTTATTTTTTCTACGTGTAGCTCTCTATCTTTCTCAATCTGTTCTCTTTCTTTCTGCAGAGATTCTTTTTCCCCACGTATTGTATCTAATTCATATAATTTACTTTCGCGAATGTCTGATAATTCCTTGGACTCAGAGATTTGAAGTGTGTGAAGATTCCTAATTTGTTTTTCTAAATTAGCTTTTTCCTCCATTTTCTCAGAAATCTCTTTAGAAAGAATCTGAATATTTGACTTTATAGAACGTAAATGTTCTTTTAAGTTATTTATTTTTCTTGTCTTTGAGTCCATAGAAATTATTATCTTGCGCCAGACAACATCGCCTCTACATATACAGTTCCAAAATTTGTAATTACTCCACCCTCTGAGACGGAAATCTTCATAAATTTATCTTGTATATCTAATGGAAGTGAATAAGAATATGCGGTTGCTGCATCTGTACCAGTAAAAACAAAACTCCTCTGAAATAATGTAGATGTACCAGACGAAGCTGATTCATTCACTATTTGATAGAAATTTGTATTATCTGGACTAGATTCAACCGTGATATTCAATGTGTTACTAGTCTCTCCAGCACCAGTCGTATATAAAATACTAAGGTTTGTTTTTGACATTCCTTTTGTATCAAATGTTTTTGCATTATCAGAAGCTGTGGCTGTAAGCGCGCTTGGTGTACGAGTAGTTCCAGATTTACTTCCTATAAGTACGATTGGGTTTTGATATGTGTATCCAATACCTGACATATTATTTTTTCTTTTTTTTACTCCTAAGTTTCTTTAATGTTTGTGCTAAGCTAGCCATTCTATTTTTTTATTGACTTAGGTTTTTTTGAGACCTTTACCTTTTTAGGTTCTTCTTTAATTTCCTCGTTTTCTTCAATTTTAATTTCTTTTTCTTCCTTTTTTATAGGATTATCTAAAACATCAGAAACGATCAGAAATCCGTGAATCTTCTTCCAACTAGAAGCTACTTCGTCTGATACGCTAACATCACCACCAGCCTCAACGGAATATACAATCCCCTTGATTTTGATGGAAATATCATTTTTAGTTGTGTTTTGTATCTTTTTCATAGTTCTTTATTTTTACACTCTACTTTATCTCCAAAGAGAGTGTGAGAGAAAAGCTATATTATCTTTATAAAGGAGTGCCAGCTTCACCAGCTTGTGCCGATGTTACAGGACCGTACGTCTGAACGTGTGCAGTCGTCCCAGCACAGAAGTTTGTGAATCCAAACGCTACTGGGTTTGCAAAGTTAAGAACACCCTTAACAAGGCTCACAGCACTTGTAACGGCATTGGTAACAGCAGCCCCACCAGCAGAATCTAAAGATGCCATAAATCTACAATTATCAAACAGGTTGGTAAACAACACGTCTGTATTTGCGGAAACATGAACCATATCTGCGGTTGCGCTAGATGAAGAAATAAGGAATATAGTATCCTTAATCAAATTAGATTTAAACTCTTGGCTTGTGGTTACTTGGTCAATGTAAAACACAGACCTTGCAGCACTTGTCAAAAGAGTTTCGGTTCCAATAAGACAATCTCTCATCGTCATAGAGTCAGTACCAGCAACAAATTCATACGCATTAGTTTGGTTAAGATTATCAACCACACCAAATACAAATGAACAGTTCTGATAATAAGCACCCTCGCTTCCATCTCGTACAACCTCAAGAGCAGCAGCATTTGTAGAAGATTGAATAAATTTCAAATTTATAAATGTGTTACGAACTCCAGTGTTCTTCATTACATGAGCAGCACTAGATTCTGTTGAACTTGTTGAGATTTTAGCGGCTTGCTGTACCACACGACCAACAAAATCAGCACCAATAATAGTGAGTCTGTTTTTAGTGATAGTGAGAGGAGCAGAAAGCGTATGGGTTGAGTTTGTTGACAAAACAATTATGTCTTGATTATTGCTTGTTACTAGAGAGTATGCTTGATTAACAGTTTTAAGTGCTTGATCAGGAGACAATCCAGTGTTACCATCAGAACCGTTTGTTGCATCAACAAAATAGATTTTTCCAACACCAGCAGCACCAAGAGTAAGAGGCAAAGAGCCAGTTACTGGGATGCCATAGCTAGAAATTCCATTAGGATAGTTTGTTAAACTCATTTTTGTTCTTTATTAGAGATTTGATTTCTCTATTGTCATAATGTATTGGTATATAACCTTCACTCGCAAGCATTTCATTTTTATCTGAATCTTGTTCGTGTCCGTCTATATCAATAGCATATTTTCCAATTATAAAATCAATTTCTCTATCGTTAATTTTGACCTTTGATTTGAACGGAATGTGTTTTTCTTGTAATATTCTAATAAATCTCCGTTCTGATTTAGTAAAATATTTTTTCTGTATTCTCATTTCCTTTAATTTATACGCTTGAGAATAAGGATATAAATTATAATTGGGGCGGTTTTTAAGGAAAGCCGCCAAACCATTGAGATTAAGAACTGTAAGCGCTCGAATTTCCCTGACTTCCGTAAGTCCTTCTCCAGTCTGTGACTGAATCAGTCCAACGTGCGTCAATCGTAAACGTAACAACCTTGTTCTTAATGTTGACGTCAGTCTCCATACGAGGTTCTTGACGAACTTCGTGATTGAGTTTATGACGATTAGGAACAACCAAGAACCAAGCCGTATCAGAACCTCCGTTAGCAGCGCCTATAAACGTAGAAACGGCCATGTCGCAAGACATACCATTGTTATATACGTTAATAGCGTTGTTAGCAGAATCTGGAACGAGTTGTGATTCTGTTACTTCCAAGCCTTCCTTTCGTAGGGCTGGTGGTAACACAATCATTGGTTTTCCAAGCATAGAGATTGCAAGACCATCGTCTGTCTGTTGCTCTTCAACAGCCACATAAGCGACTTCCAAATTATCCCCATTGAAAGGAATACTTTGTGCTGAAGCGTTAGATTGACTTGATCCTCCAGGAACAACGGTCGGATGGACTGTTGAAAATGTAGGAACTGAATCTCCATAAAGCGATAGATTATAACCATTTACCTGAACGGTAGTAGCAAATCCACCATTGAAAATCTGCATACCAGATTTATCTTGTGAATAGTTAGCACCGATTGAAAGGTCTTTCATTTCATCAAGTTCTGATGAGAAATCCCTGTCTTCAATAGTATTTTTAGTTACATCAATATATTTACCATAACTGTTATAAACAATTTTAGTTGTATATGTTTTATATCGCCTTCCGCCTGGTATATCATCACCATCATTAAAGAGTGAGATTTCTCCTACTCCAGTCTTTCCAGATACGTTGCGTTGTGCACCGATTCCAGAAACACGATTAAGGACGTTGAAAATTCCAGGTTGATATTCCTCTTGACCCTGGTTGAAGACTTCACCAATCTGCAAACCAACGCCACCAATTAAATCTGTCCAAATAGCTCTATTTTCCATAATGTTAGTTTATATATTGGCTTATACTCCGAAGACAACCGATTCGTAAATACTTACGATTTGGTTTCCACTATCAAGCGGGTCAACGCCATGAATAAAATACTGTGCTGTTGCAGCTATTGCTGTACTTTCATCAGTATTATCTTCATCTGCGATGTCTGTGTAATAACCAAGAAGGTTACTACCAGTAGTTGTGCCTATTGCCGCATCTGGGTCGGCAGAGTAGAGTGAGTATTTTGAAATATCCACTTCTGCTTTTACCTTCTCTGATGTTTGGTTTGTTGAGGCTGTGGTGTAGGTACCAGCAAAAGAGCCGATTTCCGCACCCGCAGCACCAGTTGTTTCGAGACCTACTCCAAACTGTGTGCCAATACCATTAACATGACCAAAGACCAAAGCTCCAGCTGTGCCAAGAGCCACAAATCCACTTGACAATTTTACAGAATCAAGTTCCGTGATAGTGATACTGTTTGCAACAATTTCGTGTCGCAAAACAGGCGCACCATGCGGATTAAGACTACCTCGATTTATAAATGCCATTTTTTATATTAATTTATTTTTACGACCTTTATCAATGTCGTTGTTAATCAGGAATTGCATCCATAAGACTCCTAATATATGTTGGTTGTGAGGATTTCAACTTTAGGTATTTTTCCTCTGTCCAACCAGCCTGTTTCATAATCTTAAGTTCTTTAGATGATAAGTTGTTGGGTGATTTGCTTTCTGGGTTCCCTTCTTCTTTTGGAATATTGGGATCAATATGCACGGTTGTTTCTTTGTTCTCTTTTTTGGAGGCATTGATTTGATTCAACGCTTTATTCAAAAATTTGAGATAATCATCAACTGATTGTGCTTTTGATAAATTAAAATCTTCAAGTTCTTTTTCAATAAGCTTAAACCTTAATCCAGCAATATCATTTTCGGGATGAAATTCTTTATTCTCTTTATAGAAAATCTCCAGAGCTTTTTCTTTGTTTGCTTTAGATTCTTTAGATTTTTCTTCCTGTAGAATCTTGCTTACTTTAAGAGAAACTTCATCCTCGTTTTCGGCTTTTGATGGTTCTTCTGTGCCTTTTTTAACACGAAGTTCCTTCAACTCTTCAACGACTCCAGAAATAATATTATCTTTGTCCTTGAGACTTTTCTCAAGTTCTAAGATTTTAGCATCTCTTTCGTCTTCCTGACCTTTATTAGGTTCTTTTTCTTCCTCCGAGTTAACCTTAGTTTCGGATGTGTTGTTTTCCTTTTCCATCTTTTGACAATCTTTGTTTTCTGTCCCTTGTTTTACCTATAAAAGGCGTCCCTTTATTTACATCAGTTGAGACTGATGGCGGTTGAGTCCGCAATAAACCAAGTTGTCACGGCAGTTCCGACAAACATACCGAGGGCTTAATAACCCTAGTTAATACTCTTTATTATAAATACTAACTAGGACTATCACACACATTACTATTATAACATATTTTTAAATATAAGTCAATTATACTCTTTTTTTTATGCTTCCTTTTTGTTTTTCTCCTAGGCCCCTTTCCACCAGTAATAGCACCAAAAAATTTCTTTTGTTTTGCTGTTAATTTTTTTCCATGAGCAACTCCCTCTTTGAGAATCTTTTTTGCTTTTCTTTTTGTAAGTTTTTTTGCCATATTATCCGTGTCTTGGAGAAGTAAGTACGTGGTTAGTTTTCTTGTCTTTATTAGTTTTCTTTGATTCTTTTTGCATTAGATTAACCAGCCACATTATTCTATTGTGTGCGCCCCTGACTAACTTTTGTTCTTCTGGAATGACATTAAAAAATCTAATCAAATCATCTTTTGCTATTGATTTGAATAAGTCTATAGCACCCTCAACCTTACCCATGTCCGCAATAATAACCTCTTGAATCCTCTTTTGTGTTTTATCAGCAGATAATATTTCATTACCATATTTTTTAAAATATGCTTCTTCTATGTATTTTATTGGTAATTTAGATAAAAGTTTTATAATCATATTATCCTGTCATTTGGTTTGTTAAGTCTCTTATTTGTAAAGATTCTTGACCTACACCAGTACTACCACGAACCGTGTTAGCAGAATTATCGCCACCAGAATTAACCTGCAAACTATTATTGCCACTAATTGGTTGTGCTTGTGGTGGTTGAAATATTGATTGTTTTAATACTTTTCTTGGATCTCTTCCATATTTCTCAACTAACTGTGCCGCCATTTCTTCTCTATCTACCAAGTCTGGATATATAGCATTCATTGTCTGTTGGAATTGTATTTCTAACGCCCTATCCAAATCCTTTGATTGTTCTGACCTATTTCCAGGAACAAGAACAACATCCCATTCAATATTCCTGATATATTCTGGAATAACTGCAATTTTACTTATCTTATGACCACTTAATTTTTCCTCTAAAGATGTTTCAAATTTTAGTTGTTGAGATGTTGGCATTTTGTTTTTATCTTGAAACATCATAATAATTTTCTCTCCACGCTTTCCAGCAGTTAAGGCGCTTGAATTTACTCTAAATACATTAAATGCTTCTTTTGCGGTTTCACTTGAGCCAACACCAAGAACTCCCTCTAATATCGGATATTCTGGGTCTGTATAGAACTGTAAAATATTAGATACTCTCAACCTTGCCCTGTCTTTCATCCCAAACTTTATAAACTTAGCAAATAAACCAAGTAGGGTAACTACACCAGCTGCGGCACTTCTTATTTCTGTGGCCGTTGTTCTTCCTCCAACACCAGCAGCACCCTGTTGAACAGAGTCAATCGAACTTTCTTCCAATATTCTTTTCGTATAATCAAGTATAAACTGATGCCAATTTCCAGGCGTTCCCATATCAAGTTTCATAAATGACTGATTGAGTGGAAGTCCGCCAGTATCTATTTGTATTCTTCTTCCTGGTCTTAGGAAGTCATCTTCTATTTCGTCATCTCCAGCCATTAAGATAGGAGAAAATACAGATAAGAAACTCTGGTCAAGTAACATATTATTTAATACATTCAAGACGTCTTGTAGTGCTTTAAGCCTATCTACCAATGATTTTCCATAAAAGAAATCACTTCCCAAAATATCATAAATAATAGAAAAGAAAGGAAGTTTCTTGTGCGTAAATGGTAATGGGCTAATCATATCCACTTCACCCTTAATCGGATTTAACCATATTCCATTAGCAACAATTATATATTGGTCATCTACTTGATTATAATATCTAAGTATCTCAACATTACCCTCAATGGTAAATGAGGATATATAATCTTTATAAAATGGTAACTCTACCTCGCCAGAACCCTGATGGGTTGAATATGGTTCAACATATTTAGCTTTTTTATATGAACCATAATCTTTCTGAAACTTTGTAAATGGTATTTCCTTTCTCCAAAAAGCAAACGGCATATCCTTTATTTTTCTTATACCAACAGAGGAAGGATAAAACTCTTCTAATGGAACGATTGTGCTTGATAGCTTTCTTTTCTTTATGGTGTTTTCTTTTATGGTGAGGTTGTCTTCATTTTCAAATTTTACTATATCTCTTACTGTCCCGTCATCAACATCAATCCCCTCATATCCAACAGCAGTTCCTTTTACTAAACACTCTTCTATAAAATATATAAAGAATTCTTCTGAATCATCTTCATATTCTGAATATTCAAATAATGTATTTAAGATTTCAGCACGTATATAATCCTCTCCACCTCTATTAGTAACTTCAATTTGTGGGAGCGCATCAACAATCTTACCCAATATAGCTAAAACCTTATTTCTTGAAAATGGTTGATTAACCCTAGCTTGCCAATCTTCTATATCATCACGTTCGTCTATATTTGTAACAAAACGAACCACACAATCATCTATGTATGTTGTTAAATCTCTATAGTCAAAGTATGCAAATTTTTGATTACGTGCCTGTTCTGTATTTCTGAATTTAGTGTACACGTCTCCAAGAACGGCAATCTCTTCATTACTTGGTTTGTATTTTGGTATATCAGTTTTTTCTTTTCCAACTGGGGAATTAACAACCGAATTAACCTGTTTTACTTCTGACATCTTTATTTAGTTATATATATTATAACACACTTTGTTAAAAAAAGCAAGTATATATGTATAAAATAAAACCCCCACGTTATAATGGGGGTTAAAAAGGTGAGAAATAGAATATAAACCATTTTAAGATTCTATCATATTCTTTCTTTTTAAGCTTGGTCTCCAATGGAATAAAGCACTCAAGTTTATTATGACAAGATTGACATAAATAATATATTGAATTATGAAGACCAAAGAATCTTTTTGGATATATGTGGTGAGGGCTTTCCCTATTTTTGCCACTATATTTTTGTTTACAAATTGGACACCTAGAGTTTGTTTTCATCTATATCTCCAGAATGTACATAAAACAATTCCAAGAATCTACTTAATCCAACCTTATACCTTTTTACATTATGACAGAAAAGACATACCACTTTTACAATAACAACCGAAGTAGATATATCTATAACGGACACGGATTTGAGAGAAATACTTGATTCCTTACCATCCCTACATTTACAAGGCATAAGAACATATTTATCCCTCATTTCTATTAGGTTCATTTTATATCTCCTTTATATATCTGCGTAAGTTTGACTTGTTGAAATATTTGACTATTTCCAGTTTACAACAATCTAAAACAAATCTAACAATAGTTAAATTATCATTAACAAATTGATATAATTTTATATTGCCGTCAGATAATTTTTTACAACGTATACAGGGATATTGAACTATCTTTTTCATGGTAACCTCCTACCAAGAAATATGAATAGTGTGTTGGTCGGTCATAAACTTAACTTTTGGAGAACCTAATTTAGATATAGGTAATCCTATCATTTGTCCATAACCACCATCATACTTTAGATAAGACCCGGTTATTAAAAGATGTTTCTTGTGTTCTTTTACTATTCCGTTCTGTACCCTCTGCATAATAACGGCAGAATTGATACATTTATGAACGTGACCCATTACAACAAGATCAGCAAAAAACGAGGCAGAAATTCTTTCAATAGAAAGTAATGCGGTTCCATCAAATCGTGATCCAGTTCTTCCGTGAAGTGAATATATATTATATATTTGCTTACCCGCCTTAAACTGATTCCAACAAGCATCACCAAGATAAGGAACGTTGAGTTCACGCGCAAACATCTTTCCTATATTGACTCCAGTTGTTTTATATACACGCTCTTCGTGATTTCCGCTTAATAATCCTAATATCAGTTTCTTGTTGGCTAATGGCCTTAATAATTCAACCATCTTTTCGTATTGATTTTGACCATTATATTCTTGTTCATAAATACCAGAACCAATAGAATATTTTGTAGCCATTTCTATTAGGTCTCCCATTAGAAATACATACAATTTTTTCTTTAAGCAATATTGAATCATATTCAGAAATCGTCTTTCGTCATACTGAGGTGAACCAAGATGAACATCTCCGATAAAGACAACTTCGGCGTAGCTCTTCCCATTTCTTGGTATAAGTATTTGTCTATTCAGACGAATGGGTCGCCCAATTATTTTGTCCTTCATGGCACATTCCTATTATTTATTTTTAAATATTTCTAATATTATTATACACTTATATTTTCATTTTGTCAAATAACAAAAAACACCCAAACTATGAGTGTTTTTTCTATTATCCTAAGATGTATTAGTACGTGTTTATTTTGAAATAGCCGCACGAAAAGTATTACCAAGAATACCACCTAAGAGCAAGTTAAGATCAGGACTATTCAAGAATGTACTCATATCAATATCTCCATTTACTAATCTAACAAGAGAAATCATAATCATCAATGTAGATATGATGTAGGTTTTCTTTCCATAAAGAAACGAGCGAATTGAATTTATAAATAACATATTATTTATTTAATAACTTATAGTATATTTGAACGACCTTTTGTAATAACTTTATTATTTCTAAATGCTTGGACACGATGGTATTATTTGCATCTGTTGCCGTTCCAACCTCTCTAATAAAAGGTAGATATTTTTTTCTAATATATTTAACAGATCGTGTAAAATCTCTTTCTGTGCTATCCAAAACATATATACCGCCCTCATCAAAACCAGCAGCAACAACAAAATGTCCATAAAGTCTGTTTGTAAATGTTGGTGATATACTTCTGAACCAAGCATCATCTACGTATAAAAGTAATAACACTGCTTTAAATGTATATATATAACTTTTTAAAGATTCAAAAGACCAATTACGCACAAAACCGTAACTATCTATAATTCTAGGGTGTGCATTATCTAACATTTCCTGTGTAATGTTTGCGTTAGCATATTCCTTGAATGATAGTTCTACATCGTTTGGTAATAGACTAGCATCACATATTCCTCTATTTGATAAGACCTTAAGAATAGAACGCATATCCGTTCCGACTTCAATTGGATAGTTATCAATCTTCTTTATTTCATTCCATAAAAATCTCGGGCTAAAATTTGGTTTTACGCCAGACTCAATAGATTCTTGTATTGTTTTGATATAACTTCCTGCGTGCGCCCCACAGGCGGGTTGTTGTCCTTGATAATATTTCTGATACTTAGACCAATCTGGTATATATGTATCTGGTATATCAATAGCACTGCCAAGCTTAAGTCCTCTATCACGTAAATCTATTTTGTTTTTTATTCCTCCTAATATCATATTATTCTCATGTTTTTATATGCGTTTGTCGTCCTTTGATTATACTCTTTGTTATGCTTCATTAACCATACTTTTTTTCTTAATCTGTTAATGGAATCATAATATCCTTCTCTAAAATTCTTTATTTTTCTGGTAAGTTCCGCATTGTCCTCATACTCTTCATAATACTTCTGGTTTTCAAATCTCATATCTGGTTCCTCTATATCGTGTCCAATCATAGGCATTTCTTGATAACATTCTCCTATATAGGCTTGTTTCCAATAAATTCTCCAGAACCCATGTTTTATTCTTCTAAATCTCAAATATGGGCTTAATTTTTTAGCTTCCTTATAGAACCTACGAAACCACAACGAACCAATGTTAATATCCGATAAGCCTTGTTTTTCTTTGTCCATAATTATCTTTCTTTTTGAACTTATCGTATATCATTATACCACGAGATTTATATTGTGTCAAGCCCAACGCCCCATATTCAAAACTACTTCTTAAATGGGAGTATTGGTCATGTTTTGGTTTGAGCCCCTTAGAATTTGTTATAGAGATACCACCAACCTTAGTTTCTGGATATTTAGAACTCATCATACATAAATCGAGATATTTTGTTCTCATATTTTTATTTACCACTAAATTATCTCTCATAAGTAGTTTTGCAGCAGTTATTCTAGTATCAAACACCTTCCACTCATCTCTGAAATTAACATAAATACCATTATCTTTTAAAACATCTATCACACTTTTATTTACAACCTGATTTTCAAATCTGCCTGCTGGATCTCCAAAATGAGTTCCAGTCTTCCAATTTCTATGTTCTTCAATAACTTGTAAATCACTTCTGGTATATTTATATCCATCTGATGGCAATGTTCCATTTATAAATGGAACATAAAAATCTATCGTCTTTCCATGATTCCAATATACGTCCACTATTCTTATCTTGTCGTTTGGTATTTTCTGCCACCAAATTATAGCGGTATCATCAGATTTTCCAAAGTCCCAAGACACAAACAAGGGATGCTCTTCTAAATAAGGAAAGGCACCGAATTCTACATTATCCCATTCTGGATATACTCTACCATATTGAGACTTAACATAAGATATATCAAGCTCCTGAGCCACAGCGTCCTCTGTTCTCCTACTCTTTTCATATTCATACCACGCATTGTCTTTAAGCGGGTGTAACTTCCAATGTAATGTATGCGTATCTATACCAGAATCTCTAAGCAACGCAAACGCATTATATCCATAAGGCGTTGATACGGTAATACGACAATTCGTTGTATCACCACAAGAATTCCACGCATCTTGGAAATATTCCCAATGGGCACCCTCATCTAGAAATGTAACAGTACGTCTTGAACCACGACCAAACTGTGGATTCATAGTATCTCCACGTATAATATTATTGTTTTCTGGATTTACTAATTTAAGACCCGTTCTATGTTTATCAAAATTAAATCTGTGTGGTAATATCCATTTGGGTAAAGTATTTAGATTATAATCAATCACGCCAAATAATGAGTCTTTACTTCTGTCATCTACCAAACTTTCTTTGTATGACCCTATGAGTGCATTAAAATTATCGTCAAATAGCCACATATATAAGAATACAGACATAGTAACCCAAGTAACGCCCATCTCTCTAGATTTTTCCACTAAACCATCTCTACCTTCTCTGATGTGTTGTACAAGCCAATTTACATAATCTTCTTGAAATGGAAATAATATAAATGGAAAATGGTATTGCCGATACTTATCATTTGGTGTATAACAAAAATTATCTATAAAAAACATAGGGTCAGCCTTACACGCCGCCATAGCATATATGCGTGCCTCTTGGCTTCTATTGCACGCATCCTGTATTTTAAGTCTAGTTATAAGTTTATCCTTATATTCCGAAGATTCTTGATACTCAAGAAGTAGCTTCTCTCTTCTTTTGTGTTCTGTATCCATTTAGGGTTTTTATATTATTTCTGCATTGATGCTTCCCTCATCTTCATTATTTCTTCTAATGCCTCCTTAGCACTCATATCCTCTCGTATTTGTGCTTTTAATAATATATGTTCAGTAGCCTCACCCTTAGCAATCTGTCCCTTATCAAACGAAATACCCGCAACCTTAGCAATAGACATAAGCGATTCACCCTTAAACGCCTTTGGATGTTTCATTAGATAATTTAATTTTTCATCTAATAATATCCACGCTTTCTTTCCAGAACTCAATACTAGGTTCTTTGTGTCCAATGTATCCAGTTCGCCAGACCGCATCTTTGCCCCCTGAATGGCTCTAGGACGAGACTTTCTCTCTTCCATAGCTCTCTGTACCAGTTCCACAACATCTGGGCTCACAGCGTACGTTTCAGGCGATTCTGACACATCTTGATAAATACGCCTCACCGCATTGATTACACTCGTATTAGATTTGTAATGTTTATCCAAACCAAATTCTACCCCAGCCTCATATTGTGTTTTCGTAGCTAGCGCCTTAAATAAAGCTCTTTTCTGTATATCCGATAGTTTCACAGTGTATATATTATATCATAAAATATGGACTAAGTCAATATCTGCTATAATCAGTCATAATCGGCTATATAGGGTATGGCGTTAAATTAAGCCCTATATAATATGGGGGGAAAAATATATATATAAAATTTTTGGTGGGGGTACTAATGATGGGAAGCACTCTGAAACCCCCATACCCCTATTGACAAATTCATAAATTTGTGTTATAATATGTCCGATTATATCCATATATGCACACTTTAACACTATATACTGGGTCATATAATGATTAAGGGGCATATATATATACGAAAACCCTAGTATTTATGCTAACTGTCGCACAAGATGTATTGTGCGACAGTGCGTTTATTACCATTATTGCTACATTATTGATATATTTATTCACACATACACATACATATATACGTACACACACATATATATACACATATATACGCATACATAATTACGCATACATAATAATGTGTCTGTACTAGCAAAACTACATATATACTGTATTATGATGATTGACATATTTATTATATTATGATGTAATATGATGTAGGTAGGGTAAATTCTTTTTATAAATGCGTTCGGATAGAAACGTAACTACTTTATACATATACTTTATACATATATACACATATATATTTATATTTATACATACATACATATGCGCGTGTATGTATATGTATCCATCTCTTCCATACATATCTCTTTACTTCTTATATATCATTCTTTCTTTATTGTGTTTACTTATATGAGATATGCGTTGCTATCGCACCGCTAGGGGAACCGTTAGTTTTTTGTTATGCTAGTACAGGTACATTATGTAGCCGTGCTATCTTTGCGTGCGTTAGAATTGATTTTAGAGCCTTGTTTGTTTGTATTTTTTCGTGTTTTGCTCGTTTTTCCTTGCTTTTATGTATTTTTAACAACATATATAAATATGTGTTAATATATAGTAGTTATCCACTTTTTAGTTTATACAAATATGTTATACTTATATTATGATAACATCATAAACAAAGGTCGCAGAATAAATATATACAACATGCAAAAAGAAAATATAAAAAATTGTATCTCATTACTCAGTGAATTATTATCAAAATATCAAGACAACACAGAAGAAAGCGAGATAATAAGAGATGCAATTATAAATGTAATAAGTGCATTAAGTATTGAATACAAATAATAATATGAACCATAATGATATTAACTATATAGATATACTTAAAGAGACAAAAAGACAACGCATCGTCAATAATATAAAAGTGTTTTTTAAGTTGCTATTTGGCACGCTTGGATTACTTCTCTTTTTATATATTATGATTATGTTTGTTTATATACTTGCTCCGCAAGTATAGGGGAATGGTTATTATGCTTACCAAGATACGCCTTGATTTGCTCAACCTGCGCTTTTAGGTTTGGTCAAATCAAGCATAAATTAAAGACCCGAAGAATAAGAAAGTGATCTGAGTAAAAGTCAAAAAATCCTTCTATCCCATTGTTTGTAGCCTGTGTTGTCACATATGGATATTTCCCTTTTCCATACTCTTCTAATTCCAATAATGGAGTAGTTTTACTTCCTTGAATTTTAAATAACCCATTTAACTCAAATTTTTTCCATTTATCAATTTCGAGTTCTATTTTTTTATCAATCAGAGGTTTTTCAGGCAGTTTTTTTAATTCTTCTATACAATTGCCTTTAATTATTTTGTTTAGATTTTTGTTTGCCATAACTTTATTTTTCGATTAAATCAGGAGGAAATAATCTAATGGAACTTTTATCACATATATGTGTTCCCGTATAAGACGAGACCTAACATTGGTTGGGTCTCGTGAATTTATAAAGCCTTATGAGGCTTTATTGTTTTGTATGGAAAATATATTGTACGGGGATATTAGCGTGATCTTATGCGTGCGATAATTTTTGACCTCCTTATATTTTTTGTGTAAATACGTTGGTGTCCACAATGGGTACACGTTGCCCATCGGCTTATCATATTATCCCCAGAATTAAAACAGTGCAAAGAAATCATGTGCTGTCTATTCTTTTTACACCAATTACAAAACAATACTTGTGATATTAACACGGCATCCTCCTATGATTATGTTCTAATGCCATTATACACTATTACACCAATGATGTCAAATCAGTTATCCACAGAAATAATTTGACAAATTAAAATGATCATATTAGGTTTATGTTGTAGAGTAAAAATCTACATACTGGGATTATCGGATACATTAAATATATAAATGCTATTTGTCTATACGGCACGAGAAGCATAAATGAATAGACACATTATTACACTTTTTGTTATATCTATTCAGATTTTTAATGTACGTTGACTAATATAATCAGTTTTACTCTTATTATGTTAGAATAATACAACACGACATCCTGGGTTCCTTCTAGGAATTGTTCATCGCCTAATGGTCGTTGGTACAAAATTAAAACAAACAATATGCAAGAAGTGCTAATAACAATAAATGGAAATAGGGAAATACCATTATTTCTGAACGAGGATATTATAGGTAAATTATACGATAGTAATAGCGAATTTATATTCTTGGCTACGGTAAGTCCAGAGAAGACAGAAACTATACTAAGCCACGACGAAGAGCCTCCAAAACTTCACTTTAAATTGAAGATATGTGGCGGTTGTGATTTAAAAGGTTAGATATTGACATATTCCAATATATATGATATAATTAAATCTAGGAGAATAAAAGACCGAACAGGGATAAAGTAACATTGTTATAGCCCTTAGCTTCACTTTTATTCTCCTATGTTCATATTTCCAAGAGAGTAGATTTAAGTCTTTTCTCTTGGGAAGCCGAAGAGCTTTTCTAAGTAATTTCACATCATAATGAAATAGGCATCCCAAATTATGAGTAAATTTATATGGTCTCTAGTCCTTGTCTTATTAGTGAGTACGCCATTGGCAAAAGCCGATGCTCCGAAACCTGATATTCAACAACAGACAAAAGACCCAATAATGGAATGGATAAACAAATTAGAGCAAATTGAATTACCAAACAGATACCCACGAGATTATTGTATAGTAGATAGTAATGGTAGATTGTCTTGCGGTTGTTTACAATTCCAACTAAGAACATTTACAGAGTTTTCGGAAAAATATCAGGTTAAAGAACAGTGGAAATCGTGCGATGCACAGAAAGAAGTCGCATATAAAATGATTTCTGACGATTTGGAAAATGCTTGGCACTGGGCTACAAGCGTAAAAAAAATCGGCTTACCTAAACAATGATATATCAAATACTCTGGTTTATACATAGAATATGCGAAATAAGTTACACAAAACTACACAACAAAGAAACACGCCTAAGAGAGTCAAAACTAAAACCACTAGCGACCCTGAAATTAGACGAGAATACGATAGATTAAAACATCTATGTATAACATTTCCTTTTCCAATTTCTATTAGAATAGAAGTACAAGAAACCAAGAAATAACCGCTTTTATGCGGTTTTTCTTTATGCCTATTGACATTTAAAAAAAAGTATGCTATACTTACATCAATATCATTTAAGCAAGTAGATCATATTATGAAATATCCCTTACTTGCTTAAGGGATATTTCATTTATAAATACTGGGGGAAATGGCGGGGCGAACCAAATGAAAGCCACCCCTGGATGCCACCTTAAACATTTGGACTTAGAAGCTGATGCTATTCCGACAGCATTCGGAATTACCTTATGCCGATAAGACTGCTTATATCGTTTTATGGATTGTCTGGGCGATATAAGATTACCTATAGTCCTCATACGAGGTTGCTATCAGAGAGTCAGACATAAGCGACACAGAGAGAAAACTGAGTTATGTCGCCGAATATACAGCCAATTATCTATTAGTACACATGGCTTTTAATCCTTCTTGTACCTAATCCGATAAGTTATATAGATAATACATGGCTATGGGTATATGTAAAGTTTACTTTACATTGTATATTTAACTTTAATATAATAGATATTTTAATATGAAACAAAAAAAACCCACGTGTTGGTGTGGAACGAAATACACAGTCATTAAAACACAGGGAGGAAAAATAATTGGACTATATTGTAGTAAATGTGCTAAACATGGAGATATAAAAATCATAAGTGTACAAAATTATTTAGATAGATTAAATAAATATCCACCAAAGTCATTTGACAAATCGGAAAAAAAAGAGTAGGCTTATAACATAACATTATATATATGACGAGAGTAAATGTGGGGATAATTCCTAGAAAACTTAGTGATGAACATTTAATAGCGGAACATCGGGAAATAAAAAGATTAACAACGTTTTATAAAAACAGATTAAAGAAAAACCAGTTTGATGATATTCCAGAAAATTTTGTATTAGGAAATGGACACATGAGATTTTTTCTTGATAAGGGCTTATACACATTAAACAGGTACAAGAGTATATTTCATGAATGCGAACGAAGAAATTTTAAAATTAAAGATTATTCCTCTAGTTGGCACGGATATAAAAAACAACACTTCAACGACTATAAATCAAATGTAATTGATAAATATAAAATAGTTGATAGAATATCTACACGCATTAAGAATATGAAGGGAATATTACATTATTACGGAAAACCAATTACAAAAAATAGGGCGATCAAGTTATTGATGGAAAAATAATATAAAGATATTAAAAATATGTTCTCATCATTTCAAGACATGACCGAAAAGAAAAACGAAAAAAAATGCATTGTGTGTGGAAAACAAACTACAAATTATGACCCACAAACACTAGAATATATCTGTAGTCGGAGATGTTATAAAGAATACAAACCACATAAACCCGAAGTTTAAAAATAGAGATAACTAAAGGATGGTGATGTGGGAAGTGATGGCGGACTTCTATAACGAAAAGGTCAAAAAACCAAAGAAGAAACTAAATAAAGATGGATAAGATATACACGGGAGACGCATTAGAAGCATTAAAAACGCTAGAGAGTGAGAGTGTAGACTCTTGTATAACTTCTCCGCCGTATTGGTGCTTGAGAGATTATGGAACTGCAAAATGGGAAGGGGGAGACGATGGGTGCAAACATACCATCAACGACCCCGACATAGATCCCAAAAAGGTTGGTGTAGGCAGACCCAATAGACAGAATAGAGAAGTATGTTTGAGGTGCGGAGCAAAACGCATAGACGCTCAACTCGGCTTAGAAAAAACTCCAGAGCCTATGATATAATTAACAAAAATATAGTCGAAATGACATCCAAAAAACTATGACAAATAATAAATACCACAAATATACGAGGGAACAACTCATTGATGAAATGGCTCAGCTTCGCAAGCGCAAAAAATATGGGCTGGTTTTTGAGGACAAGCAGGAAGATGTTGTCGAGCAATGCCAAAAACAAGTGCCTGTTTTGAAAGAGGTTGTCAAAAATCGTATCAATCTTGGCGACGGGCTTACTAATAACTTGCTCATTGAGGGCGACAATTATCACTCGCT